TGGGACGGCAACCCCACTATATTTTGGGGCAGAGACGAGGCCGGAACCTTTCGGCTAGTGGGCAAAAACAATTGGGGCAGAGACGAAGGCAAGAGCGATAGTCCGCGTGATCTAGAACAGTTTATTTTAAGCCGAGGTAAAGGCGAAGACTGGAGAGAAAAGTTTGCGGGCGACATGGCAAATCTTTGGCCACTGTTCGAAAAGGCAACACCAGAAAACTTTCGTGGATATGTGTTTGGAGACTTGTTATATCACCCGGGCAAGCCCTATGAAGGCGGCAACGGCAAAATATCATTTACTCCCAACGTAACCACCTATCATGTAGACGCCACATCTAAACTAGGCACAAGGATTGCAAAGAGCAAAGTCGGAGTTGCGGCCACGCTTAAATTCGACGAATGGGGTGCACCTATGAATGCAGGCACTCCGTTCGATAATGTAGAAGATTTTAGAATCAATCCCGAAGTTGTTGTTCTAGGACAGACCTACATTGACCATAGACCTGCGGTAGACGTAGAAAACCTAGATAGCATTGCAAAAACAGCTGATCAATACCAAGATAAAATTGCTAAATTTCTAGAACCATTCAGAGGACTTAGCGATCTACAAAACATAATCTACAGCTTTGTAAACAACCAAAGCAAACAAAACAATCTACAGGGCATAGACACAGAAGGCTTCTATGCTTTCGTCCAACAAAAAGTGTCAGAACCCAAACAGGCTAGAATAAAACAGCTGGATGAAAATAATCCAGGTGTGCTAGACAGTATATTAATATTAGTTCAAGAACTCATGCAGGCAAAAGATGAAGTAATCGACGAACTAGATTCTGCAGAAGCCGACATCACTGCAACTACTGGTGATGAAACTGGCGGCGAAGGCTATGTCAAACAGAGAGACAAAGTCAAATTGGTTCCTAGATCTCGTTGGAAACCGGCCTAAAATCACCCCTAAACTCCTCATTTTTTGTTGATCTGCTAAATACAGTTGCCACCTTCGGAGCGAAGGTATTGATAAGAGACAAGGAGAATATCATGGCAGATCTAAGCACATTTTTTCAAACATATGACAACACAGGAACAGGTGTTGATGCATCTATTCTAGACGCTAACAAGCAAGCAGTCAATGGACAGGGCATTGCTGGTAAAACAATTATCGCAACAATTGTTGGTACTGATGACACAAACGTAACACAAGCTGAGCTTGATGCATTTGTTTTCGGTATTGGTAATGCCGGCGGCGACGGCACTGGCGACGACACAGATGGTCCAGACGCATTCACAGTTGTTGGTGTAAACGGCACTGCTGATGGCGCAAGCGGTTCGGTTGCAATTGCACTTCAGGGCACGGGCACTGTTAGTACCAGCAAAGGTACTTATGCAGACGACGTTACTGTTGCTGTTACAACTACTTTTGACGGCCTACAGTAAGACCAGGGTTTTACTAAAAACCATCAAGGCGAGTTTTTTACTCGCCTTTTTTTATCTCTGTAAATACGACCGTGCATCAATATAGTTTACAAACCACAGTTGATATTACGCGTTCGCTGGCCGAGCGAGATTCACAAGATCCAATTGCTCAGGGCCAGCAGAGCAATTTTAATACACTCCTACAAACAATAGGACTTCGTGCAAATATAGAATGGAGCGAAGACCCCAAACAAATAAATGATTACTGGTATTGGACTTTTCAAGTAGAAAGAGCAGATGTTTTTCTAGAAGGCAACAACCCAGTAGCACTTTTGCAACAAGATTTAAATGGTGTTCCCGTTATAGGCAATTTAACCAATACCTTTGCAGTATATCCCCCTGTGTTTCGTTCATACGAACCTGATGCAAACGTTTGGATTGAGTTTAACTCCTAGTTAAGTTTTAGATCTGTTCTATTAAATATTTGTATGAACAAGCACAGACACAACAGTCTAGAAAAATTTTCTACTGGCACAAATCGAGAAGTGAAATGGTGGAGTTATGCCGCTTGGACAACTCCTTTTGTTGCACTTGCGGCTATCTTTTTTGTAGATCTAATAGGTTGGAATGACACTCAATCTAAGCTGATCGTGACTGGCGGAGTGGTATTTTTTTCTGTGGCCGTTTACTGGTGGTGGTGGCAATATTCAAAGTGTCGAGAATGGCATCGATGTTGCTTAACACAGCAAAAGAGCTTAAAAATATAAGCAAAGAAATGTATGATCTCAATCGAGAGATTTATAAAAAAGATAAATAAACACATATAGGCAATAGGCATCACAATTTCCCCTAAAGGCACAAAGCACTCTCGGAGCGAGATCAAGGAGAAATAAATGGCCTCAAAAGAGCCGACACAACTTGAAAGAGAAAGTCTAGAAGCACACGTAGATCTATGTGCTCTGCGTTACGAATCTCTAGACAAGAGAATCAACAACCTCGAAACCAAAGTTGATAGTATTCACGATGACATTGTTGAAGGACAAAAAAGTCTTTCTAAGGTGATCATTGGCACAGCTGGTACTGTGGTAGCAGGCGTGCTTTCGATTATTGTCACAATCCTTCTACGCATGTAACAAACCTTTTAAATACCCCTAGAGGTATTGCATGAGTGACATCTCAAAACGATTCGAGCAGATAGTTGCGAAAACACAAAAGAAATTTTTAAAACAGGGCACTATTCTGCCTGAAAAAACAGCGGAAGGCATTCGCGTGGGCTGCGCTCTAATCACCTGCGATGGACCCTATAAGAATTTGTATAGGAATGATCAGTTGATCTTCGAAAACGTGTGTCTAAACAAGGTAGCGATAAAACTAGCAAATCTCATAGCCTGGAACAGACTAGACAAAAATGCAATGGACCTCTATCGGGCTGATAGAGACTACAATCGCTACTATGTGGACAGCACTATGTTAATGGCCTCATACTATGCTTGCCTAAAAGACGAAAACTATTTCAAAGCCGATGTTTTATGGGCTCGCTATTGTGAAGTGAAACAGCAGTCAAAAATAGCTAAAACAAAAGCCGAACGTTTGGCTTCATTTTAATAAATACGTTATCGTTCTGGGAAATAGGAAATATGAAAACTTCAGACTTAGTTACTTTTACAGCAGACAAAATAAATGAAAATCTAGAAAGGTCGTTTGGCAAGCGAATTGATTTCTCACAATTCGATAGAACACAACTAGAAGACGCAAGGAACAAACTGCGAACACAAATGCATCAAATGCGTTCAAATTCAAAGTTTAATGAAAATCTAGAAAACGAAACATTTTATGAAACACAGTGGATGTTAGACGCGCTAAATGCAGAAATTGCCGAGCGCAACGAGTCTGAAGAATACGAAGAGCCTACTACAGAAAACACAGGTGAAAACACAATGGAAAACATTGATAAAGAATTTGAACAAATTATAAAAGAAGATGAAGTTGAGCAGGCCAGTGCTATTGTTACTGCTAACTCTATGGTTGATAAAGTAAGTCGCTGGATTGAAGAACTCAGTGGAATGGAAAATGATACCCTACTTTCACTAGGTGATTCTATCCGCACCGAAATGGGACAGCAAGAAGCAAAACAGTTTTTGTCTACGGCTGCGCCTGCTATTGAGGACGCCCTAAGTCATCTTAAACAGACTAGAGACGAAATGTCAAATGCAGTCAGAGTATTAACAGGCCAAGAATCTGCAACAGACATGCTAGGCGACGAGCCAGAAGCAGAAGTAGACACCGACACAGACGTTGATATGGACGTCGATGCAAGTGAACTAGACATGGATGTGGACGACGAAGACGATTTTGAAACATCTGAGCCAGCCGCCGGAGGCATTGAACCAGAAGGCAGAGAACAGCGCGAAAGCGTAGAGCACGCAGATAATCTTTATAGGATTTTAGCAGGATGAAACTTGAAAATATTGCAGGTGAAGAAGATCTAAAAAAGATTTTCGAGCAAGAAGGCAATGATCAACCAGACATGGCTCAAGCCGCGCAGGCAATGAGAGACCGTGCAGAGCGTCGCCGAGACATTCGCAAGCAAATTCAATACTTTAGAAATCAGATACGCGATCTAAGACAAGAGCTCAATAGCTTATGAGATTCAGGGAGTTTGTTGAAAATCCTGTTAAAAACAAACTGCTTACAATACTCCGGAACGTAAGAGGTAGAGCCGCAAGCAAAGGCGCTGCTGCCGAATTGACCTGGTCAGCAATCAATAAAATGTTTGGAACTATGGCTATTGACTATGAGACGTTCAAGGCCATGTTCGACGAAAATCCTCAGCAATTCGAAAAACTAGTTCAGAATTTTAACTCAGACGGTGTAACACTAGATGTCCCAGGAGTTTCCAAGGAACCTAGAGATTCCGACAAAGAAGACAGCCAAGACAAAGTAAATGACATAGCGGCAAAAAATGCCGAAAACAATCTAGATTGACTTCAAACTAATTTGGTCGTAATATATACGTTATGACTGAACAACAAAAATACTCTCCTCCCCCTTTTGTCGAAAAATTCAATTACCAAGGATGCAAACAAATAAATGATCCTGTGACTCGCAAACGGGTTTACGAAACTCCTGAAGGCGATAGGCTTCCTAGCGTTACTACAATTCTAGACAGAACCAAAGACAAAACTCATCTAATTGAGTGGCGCAAGCGTGTTGGCGAAGAAAAAGCCAAACAGATTACAAAAGAAGCTGCAGGAGTTGGCACAGCAATGCACAGCAACCTTGAGCGTTTTATCGTAGGAGAACAACGCCAGCCGGGCAATAATCCGGTGCATGTGCAAGCAAATGCAATGGCAGACAAGATTATTGAAAATGCACTTGTTGACGTAAACGCAGTCTATGCTATGGAGCAGAGTTTATATTATCCAGGGTTGTATTCAGGCACTGCTGATCTTCTAGGAGAATATAAAGGCAACCCCGCAGTTATGGATTACAAACAAACCAATAAACCCAAAAAAGCAGAATGGGTAGAAGATTACTATCTACAGTTGATGGCCTATCTCCTAGCACACAACGAAGTTTACGGCACTGATATTAAACATGGCCACATCTTTATGTGTTCTAGAAATTTTGAGTATCAGCAGTTTGATCTTACACCAGACAATTTTAACAAATATCATGACATGTGGTTAGAACGAGTAGAACAGTATTATAATCTCTAATGACAAGATTCAAAGTCCTTTGTTTAGATAACAATCATAGAAGTAATACAAACTTAGTCGCGGGCCTTCTGTCTTCGAAATATTTTATAGAAGATAGTGAAAGTGCAATTGCATTTTTTGGAACATTGTTTTTGTTAGCCAGCGGGTTGGATTTAAATTTTAATCTGGATATTGTTTCTCAACGTAAAAATAAAAAGACAGTACTGATTGTTGATTACTCTTTCGAAGCAGGCTTTTCTAGATTGTTTTGGGAATCAATGTTAGAAGACATAAGTCGCAAAGGAATTAACAAACAAAACATTTTATTTGTTCTAAATAAAAGTGCTCAATCTTCGTTTCAAAAAACAGACAATGTAATTTTTTGTGATCTTTTTGCTATTTCTTGTGTGCAGAGATATAAAGAGTCACCGACGATTGCTAATGCAAAACCCCTAAAAGAATTGCCAGCAAAAATCAATCTGTTGTTAGGTAAACTGGACAAGTCGCCTAGGCTGCAATTGATCGAAACATTTGCAGACACCGTCGAACAAGAACAATCTCTAGTTAGCCTGCTGGGATATCCAAAAACAACAGTAAGAGACCGCCTACTTGCTTACATTGAACAGCACCAAGGCCCGCTAGACGGTGTTGAAGTTTTAGAAACTAATGACGGCAGTTCCAGCCAAGGGTGGGGATCTGCATTTGTATACGAAAACTCCAAAGTGAGCTTTGTTTGTGAAACTCACAACAACGACGGATCCTGTTTTCTCACAGAAAAGACCTATCGTCCTATCTTAAACGGACATCCTTTTGTGATAAGAGCAGGTTTCCCAGCAATTGAGTACTTAAACAATCTAGGATTCAAAACGTTTGGATCTGTTGTTAACGAAGATTACGATCGGTCCGTAGCAGTTACCACGTCTGAAATTAAAAAAATTATCGATCGAGCCAAACTACTTCTAGATAATGCAGACAAAGTGCAAAGCATTGTAGATCACAACAGAACACATCTTTTAAACTATGGCGCCAGCGAATTGCAGCAATTAGAGAAAACTTTAGCTAAAGTTTCTGCACGTGCCGGCAGATAAATACTTTATAAACTAGGAGTAAGGTCAAGTGGCGGTTGTGCAAATCTCAAAGATACAGGTTAGACGAGGAAAGAAAAACTCGAACACAGGGGTTCCTCAATTATCCTCAGCAGAGTTTGCTTGGGCAGTTGACACACAAGAACTTTTTATAGGCAACGGCAGTGTTGCAGAGGGCGCGCCAGAAGTTGGCAACACAAAGGTTTTAACGGCAAACGACAATCTCATTGAGCTGGCTAACGCCTATGAATTTGCAAACGACGACCATTCGATTTCTAATACTCAGTCTAGATCTTTACAGAGCAAGGTAGATGAGATTCAGGTGAGCATCGAAGATTTTGGAGCAGTACCAGACGGATCAACAGATGCTTCCGATGCCATAGTCAACGCGGTTAATGACCTTTTTACCAATGCAGACCCAAAATATAAAAAAGTTTTGTATATTCCTAATGGTGAATATCTCGTCTCTAAAGACATACAAATACCTAGCGAAACTATACTACGCGGCGAAACACAAGCAGGGGCAAAACTTAACATTGGAAGTAACACAATTACCTTTGTGACTGCTGACGGCCTTGACATAGACGAATTTACAAGTTTCAACAGACCTAGAAACATCGAATTTAGTAACTTTACAATTATTAGAACAACCGGATCCGTAGATATTTCAGGAATTTTTAATAGTGTTTTTGACGGCATTGTCTTACAAGGCGAATATGTACTGTCAGATACAATAAATGATATCACTTTAGAATTGCCAGCAATAAAATGGACTAACGAGAATGTAGGTCTTGCTGTTACAGATATAGAGTTTAAAAACTGTGTGTTTGTTAATAATTCTCTAAGTTTACATGCTAATCAAACACAAGACTTTGAGACAATTGTAAATTTTGATAGATGCGAGTTTAGATCTAATTATTCCGCACTTCGTGTTGATACGATAGCAAACCAAAAAAATAAATGGAAGATTGCCAACTGCCTGTTCTCAGAAATTTATTCTACGGCACTGTTTTTTAACAATGGGGTAGGAACCAAAATCGACGCCTGCGAGTTCGAAAAAACTGGAAACGGCACCAATGATTCTCAATCACCAGAAGTTCCTATGATTGCATTCGAGCAACCCACTGACAATGTTGTGTTAAATCTAAGAACAGATAGACAGGAGCAGGCTGGCGTTACAACCCTCAATACAAAATTCTATGCGGCAGAAGTTCAAGGTGCATCCAAAGTAACACTAGATAACACCGTCACAGCCGACGTATTTTTGTCTGATGCATTCACACCTTTTGCGTTGTTAGGCGTAGACAGCAGAAATACAACAATAGATTATACTCTGCGCATAGGAACACAAACGAGATTCGGAACACTAAACTTGTTGATAGATAACACTGACAATGAAGTTTTTGTAGCAGACGATTATAACTATTCGGCAAGCACTGCGGCCGGTGATGGTGCAAATGCAACATCTCTCTTAACTGATTTTGAGTTCTCTGCAGAGCTAAGAGACAACAACAGCGACACAGAAAATGACACTGTGGTGCTAACATATAAGAATCCTACAGACACTGGACAACTGGGCGTAGTTACCTTTGGTGTAGGCTACAGTGTTTGATACCTATGGGCTAGAACGTATTCGTGCCTGGAGAGAGTTTCGCAACTCTCTCGAAACCAGCGATAATCCTTTGCGTGACGTGGCTGAGCTATGGGCCTCTGCTCCCTTTGTCAATAATTATCTTGTTGATTATAGACCCGACGAATGGCCAGATCCGTGGCAATTGATCCTCGAAACTGACCTTGATGACCTTGCAATCGCACTAGGGATGTGCTACAGTATTAAATTAACTAAGCGTTTTTCGACCGCTGTTTGCGAGATACATAAATCAGCACATGATAAAAAAGATGAAAGATATTTTCTTTCTGTAGATCGAGAACATGTGCTTAATCTAGAATATAGAGACGTAGCGGAGTATCGAGCAATAGAGGATTATAATCCTTACTTGCTGTGGACCTGTCCATTGCTCCGCTAAATACCTTCACCACAAAAAGAGGCATAAATGAGTGAAATAACAGTTACCAAACGGAGCGGCACCAAAGAGCCACTCGCTGTTGAAAAGTGGCAACAGCAGGTCGCAAAGATCTGTTCTGGCATTGCAGATGTCAGCCAATCGATGATAGAAATCAATGCCCAGCCACATTTTTATGACGGCATTACCACAGAAATTATTGACCAAATTACCTTACGTGCAATTGTAGATCTAATCGACGTAGAAACCAATCCAGAAATCGGACATACAAACTATCAATACGTAGCAGGCAAGCAGAGACTGTCAATGCTGCGCAAAGATGTGTATGGCACTTATGAGCCTCCGAGGCTTTATGATATTGTTGTTAAGAATGTAGAAGCCGGCATGTATACTCCAGAACTGCTAGAGTGGTATACAGAAGAAGAATGGGATCGCATGGACAAGATACTTGACCATGAAAAAGACGAAAACTATTCTTATGCCGCCATCGAGCAAATGATCGAAAAGTACTTGGTGAGAAACAGAGCTACCAAGCAAATATTCGAAACGCCGCAGGTAAGATATATGGTAGCGGCAGCCACCGTTATGCATAGAGAAGAGCCCAAGCGCACACGCATGAAGCTTATCAAAGAATATTATAACTGTGCGTCTGATGGCCTGTTTACTCTTGCAACTCCTGTGCTAGCTGGTCTGGGAACTAAAACCAAACAGTTTAGCAGTTGTGTGTTAATTCGCTCCGACGACGATCTCGACAGTATTTTTGCTTCGGGCGAAATGATGGCCAAGTATGCATCAAAGCGCGCCGGCATAGGACTGGAAATTGGCAGACTGCGTCCTTGGGGCGCTCCTATTCGCGGCGGTGAAATCATGCACACAGGGATGATTCCGTTCCTTAAAAAATGGTTTGCCGATCTTCGCAGCTGCTCTCAAGGCGGCATAAGAAACGCCAGCGCCACTGTGTTTTATCCAATTTGGCACTATCAATTCGATGACCTAATTGTTCTTAAAAACAACCAGGGTACAGATGAAACTCGTGTTCGCTTTCTTGACTATGGCGTTGTTATAAATTCGTTCTTTTGGCGTCGCTTTGCCAATCAGGAAAATATCACTTTCTTTGATCCCAACGAGGTTCCTGATCTCTATGAAGCATTTTACAAAGACACAGCAGAATTCGAAAGACTCTATGTAAAATACGAAAAACGCAAAGATCTACGCAAGAAGACAATGCCAGCAGAAGAAGTTTTCAAAAGCGGCGTGTTAAAAGAACGAACAGACACGGGTCGTATCTATCTAGTGTTCATTGACAATGTGATAAACCAAGGACCGTTTGATCCCGAGTATCACACTGTTTACCAAAGCAATCTCTGCCTCGAAATTCTACTGCCTACTAAGCCGTTTACACGACTGGACGACGACGAAGGTAGAATTGCGCTGTGTACACTGGGCTCTATTAACTGGGGAAGTTTCCGTAATCCAGAGGATATGCGCCGTGCCTGCAGAATTCTGCAGAGAGCACTGTGCAATATTCTTGACTATCAAGATTTCCTCAGCATTCAAAGTAAATTGTCTAACGACGAAATCCGCCCGCTAGGTGTTGGAATTACCAATCTAGCGTATTGGCATGCTAAACGTGGACTCAAGTACGGCGAAGAAGATGCTCTCGAAGAAGTCAAGAGTTGGACGGAACATCAGGCATACTTTCTAACACAGGCCAGTGTTGAACTTGCCAAAGAGCGAGGACCATGCAAAGACAGCGACAAAACGTGGTACGGTCGAGGAGTATTTCCGTGGGAGCGCAGAGCTGAAGGTGTCAACGAGTTGGCCGACTTCACCCCAGAGCTAGACTGGGAAAGTCTACGCGAAGACATGAAGCAGTATGGTATACATAATGCTACACTAATGGCAGTTGCACCTGTAGAAAGTTCTAGTGTTGTTATTAACTCTACCAACGGTATCGAAATGCCAATGAGTTTGATTTCGACCAAAGAATCCAAAGCCGGATCGTTCACTCAGGTTGTCCCAGAGTATCACAAACTTAAGAAAAAGTATCAGCTGATGTGGGAACAAGAAGACTGTGTGAACTACATTAAAACATCAGCGGTGTTAGCGGCTTATATAGACCAAAGTATTTCTACAAATACTTTTTATAACCCCGCCAACTATCCGGAGTACAAAGTGCCCAGCACGACAATTGCAAAGAACCTAATGCTTGCACAGCACTGGGGACTCAAGACATTCTACTACAGTCTGATCAACAAGGCGGGGGCCAAGTCACCAGACGAACTGCTAAAAAAGTTAGAATTAGAAAAGCCAATTGGTACTATTAACGGAAATCACAATATTGATATTGATGATATGGACGATTGCGAAAGTTGTAAACTATAAAGAAAAGGAAATTAAATGAGTAAAGAGCAATATGATCTAAAGAAAAATACAGACTATCTCGGCAGGAAAATGTTCCTCGACCCAGAAGGTCCGGTAACTATTCAGAGATTCGAAGAAGTCAAGTATCCTAAGATTCAGCAGTTCGAAACAACTGCTCGTGGTTTCTTTTGGGTGCCAGAAGAAGTTAGCCTTACAAAAGATGCAACAGATTTTAAAGATGCCAGCGACGCGGTAAAGCACATCTTTACTTCAAATCTTCTCCGTCAGACTGCACTAGACAGCATTCAAGGTAGAGGTCCTACTCAGGTGTTTACTCCAGTGGTATCTCTTCCTGAAGTTGAGGCGCTGTGTCTCAATTGGGGCTTTTTCGAAACTAACCTACACAGTCGCGCATACAGTCAAATTATTCGCAACATCTATCAGGTTCCGAAAGAAGTGTTTGAAACTATTCACGAAACTGATGATATTATCAACATGGCCGCAAATATTGGCGTGCACTACGATAAGCTTCACGAAATCAACTGCCGTGTAGAATTAGGTGAAAACGTTGATGAGTATGAACACATCAAAGCAATCTGGATGGCTCTACAGGCCAGTTATGCACTAGAAGGCCTACGCTTTATGGTGTCGTTTGCTACCAGCCTTGCTATGGTAGAAAACAAGATCTTTATTGGCAATGGCAATCTTATTTCGTTGATTTTGCAGGACGAACTCTTGCATAAAGGTTGGACTGCGTATATAATCAATCAAGTAGTAAAAGAAGACGAAAGATTTGCTCGTGCAAAAGAAGAATGCGAAGAAGAAGTCTATCAGATGTACATGGATGTAATTGAAGAAGAAAAAGCATGGGCAGACTATCTCTTCCAGAAAGGACCGGTTATCGGACTTAATGCGGACATTCTCAAAGACTTTATGGACTATACGGCCAAAGAAACTTTGAGAGATATTGGGCTTAAATATCATAAGAGTGCTCCGAAAACAACTCCGATTCCTTGGTTCAACAAGCACTCGGAGACCAGCAAGAAGCAAACCGCTTTGCAGGAAAACGAGAGCACTAACTATGTGATAGGAGTAATGGGCGACGATTTGAATTACGAGGATCTGCCCAAAATTTAAGAGATGAAAGCTCAATTTAAAAAGAAATCGCCTTTTGAAAGCTGGAGTACTATAGGTACCTATGGCTCCGAGCAACAGGCAATCAGCGCCGCTCTCAATAAAAAGAATAGCGGCGCTGTTCTTGTCCGCGTTGTAGATAAAAAAGGCAACACAGTATATACAGGATAGTTATGAAAGCAATAATTTGGAGTAAGACCACTTGTCCTTTTTGTGACAAGGCAAAACATCTAATGGACAGTATTGATATCGAGTACGAAGAGCGTGTGCTTGGTGAAGATTGGACAGCTGATCAACTGTTTGAACAGTGCGACAGCGAGGGAATACCACGTCCAAGATCTGCTCCGCAGATTTGGTTAAACGGTAATTACATTGGAGGTTATAGTGACCTCGAATTGCACATAGAACAGACTCGCACTAATTCTACAGAAGGTAAATTATAATGTTAATCGAAACACCGTATCAAAAAGGTGATGTTGTATCTCTCAAACTTAATTCTGGAGAAGAGATAGTAGGAAGACTAGACGACGAAACTGGCACAGGCTTTAAATTGGAAAAGCCGCTCATGGTTGCGGCAACGCAACAGGGCCTAGGTCTTGCTCCTTTTATGTTCACAGTTGATCAAGACACAACCTTTTTAATTCATCTAAACAGTGTTAGTTGCATTGCTAAAACCGAGCAAGACATGGCAACACAATATATGCAGAACACAACAGGGCTCGCTGTATAATGAGCTCGGATCCTATACATCGCGATACTGATGCAAGAATATGCGGGGCGACTACCACTGTTGTAGGCCAGAGCAATGTTTATGTTAACAATCTTCTTGTGTCTGTCGACAAGGATCCTAACACTCACGGTGCTGGCGATCTAAAAGCGGCAACTAATCAAGTCTACGTAAACAACAAACTTGTAGTCAACAATACGCCTGATAATGCCGAACCTGATAACTTATGTCCTGTAGTCGGAGATCCACATTGCAATCCGTTCACAGACCAAGGCTCGCCCGACGTATTTGTAGGTAACTAATGATCAAAAAGTATCTATATATTGCATTAGGTATTGTATGTGTAGGCATGGCTTATGTGGGTTTTGTTCTACCAGGAATACCTTTTTCAATATTCCTTGTAGTCGCAGCATGGGCATTTGCTAAAAGCTCACCTAGATTACACAATTGGTTATATAATCATCCTTGGTTTGGGGCGTTTCTAACAAACTGGACAGAGCGCAAGGTTTTTCCTATAAAAGCAAAATATGCTATGCTCTTAGTTATGTGCTCTAGTCTAGCGTTTCTATGGATAACCTCCGGCAATGTAAAGGCAGTGCTTTGGAGCGGAGCATTTATGGCATTAGTAGCATTATGGGCATGGCGTTTCCCGGGATCTATTGAAGAATGGGACACGCGAAAAAAACAAGGCCGAAAGATCGGCTGGATAAAATAGTGTAACAAAAGGAGAAAACATGACACTACACGAACAGATCGTAGAAGCCTACGAAAACTATCTCAAAGAAGCAGAAGCATTCGATTCTAAGAATGTTAAAGCCGCTGCAACACGTGCTCGCAAGGCACTCGGCGATATTGGAAAGCTTTCCAAAGAACGTAGAAAAGAAATCCAAGATCGCAAGAACGAACTCTAATGCGAAAAATCGATCTCGAACTTTTGGTTGAAATTGCAAGAGAAGCAGAAGAGATCGAAAATTTCGACTGGGGCCGATTGAATATAGGAAAAGAAGAAGCCTATAAGATGATCGGTTCCAGTGTTCTTGATCAGTTCGATAAACGTGAATACACAGAAGAAGACAAAATAACTTTGTTGTCAACTATTACAAGATTGACACTAGAAAATTTTCTATTAAACTTAAAGTTGTTAGAGATACAAAACAGTGAACAGTAAAAAGATCCTTCCTTGTAAAGAATGCGGTAAAAATTGGAGTGACAATCTTATTGATACCTTATACCCGCTTACACGCGATTATAGCGAATGGGTTTTTGGTTGCATGAGTCATAATGGAGGATGCGGTAGACAGGTGTACGGCGAGTCGCGTGAAGACGCAGTAGATCGTTGGAATCGAGGTGAAACAGACGAGGTAATGACGTGAAGTGCGAACAAGGCGATATGGCAAAAATTATTCACTCTGTTAGACCAGGAAATGTAGGAAAAATTGTATATGTAGAAAGTTACATCGACAGACTCAAAACAGGCGAAACTTTCAAATACAGAGGAATAACCTGCAAGGCTCCCATAACAGACGCCTACTGGTGGATTACCGCTGAAACTGGCCTAAGCAATTTGTTCGGAGATACACCCAAGGCCTACATTCCAGACAGTTGGCTAGAACCTTTACGGCCTACGAAACTAAAAGAAAAAAACGAAGAAACAGCACCGGCTGATGCAATCTAAAAAAGAGTGAACTATGAAAGCAATAGTCGTTGGCGCAGGAATTTCAGGAGTTACTACAGCCTATTATTTGGCCAAAAGAGGTTGCGAAGTAACAATCTATGACAGTCGAGCTTATCCTGCAATGGCTACCAGCTATGCCAACGGTGGCCAGCTGTCAGCATCTAATGCCGAAACTTGGAACTCTTGGGTAAACGTTCAGAAAGGCATAAAGTGGATGTTTCAATCCGATGCCCCATTAAAAATAGATCCGACTCCTAGTCTACACAAGTATGGATGGTTCCTAAAATTTATATCATCTATTCCTGACCAACAGCAAAACACGATCGACACATGTAGGATGGCGCTGACTGCGCATGATCTATACAGAGAAATTGCAGACGAAACAGGTATAGAGTTCGACCGTGTTGAAAAAGGCATCCTGCACGTCTATACCGACAAAAAAGAATTAGAGAAAGCAAGACAAACAAATCTTCTGTATCTACAAGCTGGTCTCGATCGTTGGGAAGTAACACCCGGAGAACTCAAAGACATCGAGCCCGCACTTGACAATCCCGCTGTAATAGGTGGCTTCTATAATACAAGCGACTATACCGGCGACATTCATAAATTCACAGTAAATCTTACTAAATGGTTACAACATCACCACAATGTTAGATTCATTCAGTCGCCCGTATCTGATATGAAAAAACTAGCAGAACGCAACGGCGGATTAGTATTTTTATGTGCAGGCGTGGACAGTTACCGCCTCTCCAAACAGTTGAAAGAGACACTGCCTATCTACCCTGTAAAAGGATATTCAATCACTGTAAACAACCCAGGAAAAGCACCATGGACCAGTTTGTTAGACGACACTGCGAAAATTGTCACTGCACGGTTGGGTGAGGACAGACTAAGAATTGCAGGAACCGCAGAGTTTGCAGGTTACAATACAGATATCAAACAGCAGAGAATTCGGCCGTTAAAGCAGTGGGCGAAAAAAATGTTCAAAGGTATCAATCTAGAACACGCTGAACCTTGGGCAGGGCTGCGTCCGATGACTCCAAACATGATGCCCATAGTGCGCCAAAGTAAAAAGTTCGATCATATCTATTACAATACCGGTCATGGCCATCTAGGTTGGACTCTTAGCGCATATACAGCCAAAAACATAGTCGACAAGGTATTCGACCAACAATGAGATATTTTAGATACCATGAACCCAGATATCCCGAAAACGACGACTGGACTCGTGTGACAATAACTGTATCGGAACAGCAGATACTTGACGGGTATTGGGATCGTTGGTATACTATCATGTGTGAAAAATTTGGCAAGAACGTGATTGACAGAGAATACTCAAAAAATCACTGTTTGAAAGACTGGTGTACATTACACCGAGCTTGGGAAGTTGAAGATCATCAAGGAGAAACGGAATGACTTGGAGTAGTGAAGAACAGCACATACCCTATACAGATCCAGAAGGCAGAATACGCAACTACTATCCAGACTTCGTGGTCAACGCACATGATGGTAGAACCATTGTGGTAGAGATCAAACCTGCATATCAAAAAAGCTGGCGAGTAAATAAAGCAAAATGGAAAAGCGCACGCAGTTTTTGTAGTGCACTAGGCTATGAATTCCGTGTGTTTACGGAAAAGGAGTTGTTTTAATGGCCAAAAAATTCACAGCATTTGCAGGCGTGTTTGAGCAACGCCTAACTCTTATCAAAAAAGATCTCAAAAAAGAGTTACTAAAAGCCAAAAGCTATCGCCAAAAGGATCGACTGCGAAAACTGATCAAGGAAGCAAAAGAATTGCGAGACCTTGTGCGAGAACTCAAACCAAAATGTCCACACTGTGGAGGTGAACTTTGACACTGCCCATTGAAAGAAAGAATTCTGTAAAAAATGTTGAGCGATTTTTACTGGATTTGAGCAATCCTCGAATCACACCTCGCATTCCAAAAGAGATTCGTGATCGTGCTAGAAGTTTGCTAAAGCACTATCCTATGGATTATGATATGGAAATGGCGGCTGAACAAGCACCTGATGTATTTGGAGACAAATAATGGACTTACACGAAATGGCAATCGAGCTTGCCCAAGAAAAACTGGCAAAAGTAGACCGACTGGAAGTGATCGACGAGGACGGTCGCAGTTATACACGATACTTTCGATCAGGCGAAAGCTTGCGATATGATTTTCAGGACGATGGTGATACACTGAAGATTTTTGTGGATACATCAGACAACCCTGTTAGAGACAATCGTGAAGAGATACAAGTTGACTTTACCGACGAAGAACTGCTACAATATATGAAACAGGCACATGAGATGGATATCACATTCAATCAGTTTGTGGAAAAGGTTTTAAGAAAGTATTTAGAGCAAGAAGATAAATCATGAACGAACGCATTAAAGAACTTGCAGAACAGGCAGGGTTAGAATATGGTAGTTATGATAGATATGGACTATTTGATCAAGAAAAGTTCGCCGAATTGATTGTAAGAGAATGTGCTGACATTGCAGATTTTTGTGATCAAGTAGATTCTGTTGAAGCGGTGTCCTCTGTGTTAAAAAGACATTTTGGAATTGAATGATGAATGAAACTGGATATACTTTAGACGTAACTTGGGAACAGGTTGATTACATCATAGTTAGCGAACTTAAGAAACAGGTTGATGATTTAAATCAAACTTTGGGGCGTAGAGAAGCAGGTCATGGCATTGCTATTTTTGAACATGATGCGGATAAAGATGTTGCCATGATCCGTGACCGTGTTCGCAGTTTTGAACAGGTCTTGGATTACTATGGAGAGAAGGGGTGAGCATTGAGGTATCACAAAGACGAGCGATATTTTCTCAACTCAAACCTTACTGTTTCCTTGCTGGTGATGACGACTACATGGAAGTCACTGAGTGGAGCAATGGCGAAGGATACGATGTTGTGATTGACCGCAAAGGTGACATAGAACGGTTTAGTCTTACTCACGGTGAGTGGGAACTGTTACAGGTATTGATAAACTGGAAAGGTGAGTGATGGCTATAAGTTATTCAACTAACTGGATGGGAGTTGCTAATATGCAGTGGTATGAGGAGCGTGGACTTACTAAAACAGTGTCACATGTTGTTCAAGAAGGCAGCTCGCTTGTAAGAATGGGCAGATATAAAGTTGGTGATACTTTTGAACGACAAGAAGTCACTGAAGATTATTCAACAGGTCGTATTGACATTCGGAATGTTCCAGGCGATGAGTATTGGAACGGTTGGCACGAATACAGTGTTGCACCTATGCGAACGGAAGATTGGAATGACTTTGGTGATTGGTTAGACGACTTTGAAACAGAAGAACTGTGGGAGTTCGACGACATCATCGCAAAGTATGAACAACACAGTGGTAGAAAGATTAGTTGGGCAGAAGATACATGGTATAAGTGCCATGGGTGCGGACTGGTAACTGACTTGAGAGAAACCAAAGAGCATATACACAAAATGGATTGCACAAGGAAAGATGATGAGTGACAAATTAACACCGGCTGAGATCCAAGAACTACAAGACAAGAAGGAACAAATCCGCGAAGAACTTTACGATCAAGTTAAGGAAGAAATGTTTGAGGCAAACATAGACTTTGACTACACAATTACGGAGAAAGCAGTTGCATTCAGCAATTAATAAAATTTATCAACGAGAACTTCACAGGCAACGCAGTACAGTAGAGCTTATTGCAAGCGAGAATTTTGCTAGCGATGCTGTTATGAAGTTATGCGGATCTGAATTTACCAATAAATACGCCGAGGGCTATCCTACCAAGCGTTATTATAATGGTTGCGAACACATGGACGAGATCGAACAGTTTGCAATCGACGAAGTTGCCAAACTTTATGATTGTGATTTTGCTAATGTTCAGCCCCATTCCGGTGCTAATGCCAATCTAGCAGTAATGCATGCCTTTTTGAATCCGGGAGATACTATTGTAGGAATGGACCTGTCTGCTGGCGGGCATTTGTCCCATGGAAGTAGTGCCAACATTTCTGGTAAACAATATACCTCATTTCACTATGGTGTTGATAACAATGGTCTTATTGATCTTGACATTGTAGAAAGCTTGGTTAAAAATAAAAAGCCAAAAATGTTAATTGCTGGCGCAAGCGCCTATCCTAGACAGATAGATTGGAAAGTATTTAGAGAAATTGCTGACAATTATGGAGCAATGCTTTTAGTAGATATGAGTCATTATTCAGGTCTTATTGCTGGTTTCCAATACGACAATCCTTGCCCCTATGCGCATATTGTAACAAGTACAACGCATAAAACTCTGCGGGGTCCTCGCGGAGGTATGATATTATGGAATGATTTGGATCTAAGCAAAAAGATAAACAGTGCAGTGTTTCCTGGTACTCAAGGAGGCCCGCTTATGAACATCATTGCAGCTAAGGCTCAATGTTTTGTTGAGGCAAGAGATGTAAAATTTACAGAATATGCTCATGATGTCATACATCATGCTAAAATTATGGCAGCCGTATTTGAGGAGAATGGTGTTAAAACCGTTACGTCTGGCACAGACAGTCATATTGTTTTAGTAGATTTGCAAGAAACATCCATAACAGGAAAACAGCTTGCAGACCAACTAGAAAAAACAGGGATTACTGTTAATAAAAATTCCGTTCCTAACGATCCTCGATCTTTTTTGGAAACAAGCGGTATTAGAATAGGAACAGCCGCAGAGACTACTCGCGGACGAAACGGCGAGTGGTTTAAGAACCTTGCCATGCAAATAGTTGAAATTATAAGATATTATAATGCTTTAAATCATACTAAATTTCCTTGACATTTGCAACCTACAATTATATTATAGTGCTCTAGCTTAGAGGTACGAAATGTTTGGACAGACTGACGAAGAGTATATCAAGGAAGCCAAGGACGTTGCTCGCAAAACCACGGACGATCCCACCCTACAGAAATACATCGAAGGAGAAGTATTTCGCATCAAGAAAATGAGCGACAAGTTGGATAGACTTTATCTAAACTTTTGGTTGCTGGTGTTCTTAATTTTTGTGTTGCCTATCTTTTTAAGAGCAGGTTGACACATGGCCGAACTAGCTGGATCATTAATTGTAATAATATTACTAGGCGTCTTTGTGGGCGGCTATGTATACGATATGAAGAAAGGCAAAAAATAGGAGACACACTATGTGTGGTGGAGTATATGAAAGTGAACTCAAGGATGATTTCGCTACAGACTATGAAAAGGATGTCAAGCGTAAGCCCATGGGCGATATCAAGTTCCAGACTGCGGCTGATTTTATAGCAGAACAGGAAGAAGACGACGGATATGTATATCCAGGAGGAGATTGTCAAGTATGAATATTATTCAACGAGCATTTGGTGAGAACGGATTTTTCACCTTGGGAAAACTTGCATCAGGACTGATGGATAATACCCGCAACGGACTGAAAAATGCACCAATGGAATACAAGTGGTTGGTGACCTGTTTGATCGCGGCGATGTGGTGTATAGCGTTTGGCATCTTCACCGCGGAACTGTTGTTTATTGGATACAACATCATCGGGCATCTTGCACTTATCACAACAGCATTTTTCACATTCTTTGTGTTTACCACGGAGAAAGGTCGTGCGCCAAAAGCACCACCAAACAAGGTGCGTTGGGATCTTGAGCGAGAAGGATGAGCAAGTTCCGTGACCTGCTCGCGGACCTGTTCAAAACAGATGAAGAAAAACTGCGAGAGCGAAAACGCCGTGTCCAACATCCGCATATGATTGATGCTAAACGTCATTGGGATTGGGACACGGGCTACGCAGATTTACCAGAGGATTCAAAAGATGACGAACGAAAATAAAGACACATTCTACACTGATGCCAAGCCAGTTTTGATCTGGAGTAGTGTGATCACTGTTGTGGCCCTTGCATTTGCTCTGATCGGGCAGTATGCTTATGCCGAAGAACGCTATCCCTACGGTAGCACCTGGCAGATAAAGTGTGAGCAGAGCGCGGACGGTAGGAATGCACAGTGTTGGTTGGTGGAAGAGCCAAATGATCCCGTTGAAGGCATTGACATTCTATTCCCAGAGGAGGACAAATAGTGTTTAATCTATTCGGCGATAAAAAAACAAAAGCAAAGAAAAAATACTTAGAGACACTAGAACTTGCACAGAAGGCACAGCGATCGGGCGACATCAGGCAGTATAGTTTCTTAATTGAAAAAGCAAACATTTATAAAAAGGATGCAGGTATATGAAGGAAGTAGTAGTAGGAATGTTCTTGATGTTCGGTGCAACCGCAGGTGTGTTTGCATTCCTTGGCAGTGGAGAAACTAGAAACATTGGATTCAATAACGGACAATGCCAACGCAGTCAACAGTTTTGCGGCGTGACTTGGAATAGTGGAGAGACAATAAAAGTTGCCACACCCGCACCTGAAGTGGCGGCCGGTGCTAAACATTATGAACAGTGCTCAGCCTGTCACGGACAAGCAGGACAAGGTGGTGTGGGTCCAGCATTAGCAGGACAGACAAGCGACATGATTGTGGACAAACTTACCAAGTATAAGAACGGTGAAACCATAGGACAACAAAGTGCTATGATGTGGGGACAGGCGTCGTGGATGACTGAACAAGATATGCGTGACATCGGCAACTTTGTAGAGACGCTATGAAGATTTCAGAATGGTGGTATAGTATTGCAATTTGAATACCTGCTTTAGCAATAAGCACGGTTATATTGGTTGATACACTAGGAGGCTATTGATGGAAGACACAGGATTCGTTTTATTTTGTTTAGGTATTGCACTTCTGTTAGCTGTTATGATTGCTGACACTGGCAGGCAGGACAAATGAAATCCGAAACAGAAATTGTATACATATATGAACAACTGTCAAAATACTGGCCAGCAGTAAAAGACAACCTTCCGGATGCTAAGATTAAAGAAAAAGCGTATACCAGTCTTATAGGAGTGATGCTTAGTGCGCAAAGCCAAGATGCAAGAACAGCAAAAGCTTGTGATGCATTGTTTGCACTTGCCCAAACTCCACAAGACATGCTTAAACTAAGTCAAGAAGAAATCATAGAAGCCATCCGTCCTGCGGGACTGTTTCAGGCCAAGAGCAAAAACATTTTGGCAACAAGCAAAATGCTGTTGGAAGAGTTTGGCGGGGTAGTGCCCGACACACACAAAGAACTGATGCGTTTGCCAGGAGTTGGCAAAAAGAGTGCGGACATTGTTACCCGCTTTGTGTTTGGCAAGCCCTTCATCGCGGTGGATACACATGTGTTCAGGCTGTTGTGGAGATTGGGTTGGACAGATAGTTTAGACGAGGGCAAGTCAAGTATTATTGTAAATGACACCACTCCAGATAAGTATAAACCAGCGGCACACATGCAACTAATTACACATGCAAAGCGTATTTGTAAAAGTCGCTCACCCAAATGTGATTATTGCGTTCTTGAGAAAGTGTGTAGTAAGCGTGACATTGACATACCAAAGTCTCAGCTTAGAAATGTATATAAACAAAAAGAGCAATTATGAATTATAATTTAACCAGACACGAATATGATGCAGTAGTAATAGGCGGCGGCGGAAGTGGCTTACGAGCGGCAATTGGACTTGTTAAAAAAGGTTTAAAGATCGCTGTTGTTAGTAAATTATTTCCTACAAGGTCGCACACTGTCGCGGCACAGGGCGGTATTTCAGCTGCGTTAGGCAATATGGGAGAAGATAAATGGCAGTGGCACGCTTATGACACTATCAAAGGCGGCGACTGGTTAAGCGACCAGGATGCTGTTGAATTTATGTGCCGTACTGCTCCAGAAGCTGTTGTAGAATTAGAGCATTGGGGTGTGCCATTTAGTCGCACCAAAGAAGGCAAAATCTATCAGCGTCCATTTGGCGGCATGACTTCAAACTATGGAGAAGGCATTGTGCAAAGAACTTGTGCTGCGGCAGATAGAACAGGACACGCAATACTACACACATTATATCAACAGTGCCTCGCGGAAGGAGTAAATTTCTTTTCAGAGCATTACACAACGGATTTACTAAAAGACGATGAAGGTAGAATTACAGGAAGTATTGCATGGTGTTTAGAAGATGGAACGCTTCATCAATTCGATGCAAATATGACAGTGATAGCCACAGGCGGATATGGAAAAGTCTATCAATCGGCCACATCGGCACATTCATGCACGGGCGACGGAGGCGGCATGGTGTTACGTCAGAGTCTTCCTCTTCAGGACATGGAGTTTGTACAATTTCATCCAAGTGGAATCTATGGTGTAGGTTGTTTAATCACAGAAGGCGCACGAGGCGAAGGCGGATATTTGACCAATAGTAAAGGCGAGCGTTTTATGGAACGATATGCTCCAAACGCAAAGGATCTTGCTAGTCGAGATGTTGTAAGCCGAGCTATTACAATTGAAATAAATGAAGGCAGAGGTTGCGGACCCGACGGGGACTATGTAGACCTAAATCTGATGCATTTAGGGCAAGATATTATTAACGAACGGTTGCCAGGAATTAAAGAAGAAGCTCATATTTTTGCACAAGTAGACATAACTAAACAACCAATTCCTATAGTTCCGACCGTTCATTACAATATGGGAGGAATACCAACGAATTATCATGCAGAGGTTGTAACAGTGGAAGATGGTGTTACAAAAACAGTACCGGGACTCATGGCCATCGGGGAAGCTGCCTGTGTAAGTGTTCACGGAGCAAACAGGTTAGGTAGCAACAGTCTTATTGATTTAATTGTGTTTGGTAAAGCCGCGGCAGATAGATGTGCAGAAATTCTGACTCCTTTTGAAACGCCTAAACCTAGTACACAGCACAGCATTGACCAAGCACTAGCACGTTTTGACAGAATACGTACACGCCGAAGCGATGAAAAACAACACGAAGTACGACAGGACATGCAAAAGATTATGCAGAGTAAGGCGGCGGTGTTTAGAACGGAAAAAACACTGCAACAGGGTATTGAACAGTTGAAGCCAGTGCGTGAGCGTTTTGAACAGGGCACGGTGGAAGACGACAACATGATTTGGAACACTGATTTGATGGAAGCATTTGAGCTGGACAACATGTTGGCACAGGCCGATGCTACAATTCGTTCAGCGGAACATCGCAAGGAAAGCCGTGGTGCCCAAAGCCGTGATGATTATTTCGAGCGCGACGACGAAAATTGGTTGAAGCACACTTTGTATTGGGAGGGAGGCACGTTTGATTATCGAGACGTAGTTCTCGAACCACTTACAGATGAAATGGATGCGATACCACCTAAAGCGAGGACTTATTAATGTTTGCGACACACAAATTTACATGCACAGTTAACGATGCAATATCCATTGCAGTGCGAGATAGTTTAGACGAAAATGAAGTTTACGAAACAATTTACAAACCAGAAATCTTCTATGAAGCCTGCACTCACGCTACTGAACGACAGGCTACTGAAGTAAATACCCATAAGAGCGCTCTCAAAAACCTACTTGCAATAGGAGAAAAAATAGCTAGAGAAACAGCCGGCGACATTGGTTCGGCTTTGTACGAAGAACATATAAGCCATCTTAGACAAGAACTTGGATAATGAAATCTGGACCAGGACTTGAAATGAGTCAATGGGATAGAAAATTTGCTTATATTCCTAAAAAAGTCTCTAGCGGAAAATGGGTATGGTTTTCATATTTTTATGAAAGAAGAATTCATATAGACAGATACGGAATGACCCCAATCAGTCAAATGTATTGGAGTTACACTTATTCTAAAAAAGAATTTATGATAGAGACACTAAGAGGCAGAGCAGATGAACCCATTCATAAAAATATTCAAGAACAAACAAACAAAAGACAACTGCAATATATCAACGATATCTATAAAAGATATCAGCGACGTAAGTTTGCAGGACCAAAATTTAAATGAAGTAAAACAAGATCCTAAGAAAAGATTACATCATGATCGGATGTCCGACAAAGATAGATTCGAACAAGCCACAAAGTACAACACCTATCAAGTTAATGGCCTAGACATTGACTTCTAGATTTAGTTATGCTTAAATAGTATTGTAACGATGAAGCAGACCGAAAGGTTGACGGACGCGGGTTCGACTCCCGCCGCCTCCACCATAAGCATGGTGCGAAACCACATTCTAAGAACGGAGTTGATCGCCGATTGGAATGTCCTGACTCATATTCAGGGTGCTTATGATGGGGGCGCCATGGTTTCGACGGCGATACAATTAGGCGAGTGGAGTTACCGACAGGCGAAGGACGTAATCCTAGCAAATAAAGTAAATGCAAACGAAGAATTTGCACTTGCGGCTTGATCCCCTAAGCGGGTAGAGTCGGCGGGGTTTCGAGTTATCCTGGCAACAGAAAACTCGCCTATCCAAGAGAGTTTCGATGAATATAACCGACAACGCAAAAAAGCACCTACAAAAAATTGCCAACAATAGTTCTGTGGACACGGTTGTATTCTCTGTCAAAGGCGGAGGATGCAGCGGGTTCATGTATAATTGGCAAGTTAACAACCGCGAAGACATGAACGAAGACGTCCATGAGTTTGTAGAAATCAATGAAGGATTGTATCTTGCCGTAGATGACATAAGTTGGACTTATGTAAGTGACTGTGAAATCGACTACGTAGAAGACTTGACAGGCAGCAGTCTTGTTGTTAATAACCCTCTTGCTGCCGGCGCTTGTGGTTGCGGTGAAAGTATTACTTTCTAATAGATTTTTTATATAGCAACCATTTAAAAATAATATTGAAAAAAGCTATTTTATAGTTGATTTCTATGTTAAATAGTCGTACACTTATAACTGAACACAATACTTAAGGAGATAATACGTATGAGTAAAGATGTCTCACAGTGTCCATTTCACGGTTCTAACACAACCCCGGACACAGGCACACAAAACAAGGATTGGTGGCCTAACCAGCTTAACCTAGATATCCTTAGACAACATGACACAAAAAGTCATCCAGACAATGATATAGATTACAAACAAGCAGTGAAGACACTGGATCTTGATGCTGTTAAAGCCGACGTTAAAGCAGTAATGCGCGACAGCAAGGATTGGTGGCCTGCAGACTATGGACATTATGGTCCGTTTTTTATTCGCATGACTTGGCACCAAGCTGGTACATATCGTGTTGGCGATGGACGCGGCGGCTCTTATACAGGTAACCAGCGTTTTGCACCTCTAAACAGCTGGCCCGACAACGGCAATTTAGACAAAGCACGTCGACTGCTTTGGCCAGTAAAAGAAAAGTATGGTAACAAGTTGAGTTGGGCAGACTTGCTGGTGCTTGCAGGAAATGTTGCTATTGAAGACATGGACGGTCCTAATCATGGTACTGCACTGGGTCGCGAAGACATTTATCATCCAGAGAAGGACATCTACTGGGGCGCTGAAGATGAGTGGTTGGGTGATGACCGTTATGGTGACACTCGCCAGGATCTTGAAAATCCGCTTGCCGCAGTGCAGATGGGTCTAATCTATGTAAACCCAGAAGGTCCCAACGGTGATCCGGATCCCGCTCGTTCTGCCCAGGATGTCAGAGAAACATTTGCTAGAATGGCAATGAACGACGAGGAAACATTTGCTCTTACCGCGGGTGGACATACGTTTGGAAAATCGCACGGTGCAGGTGACGCCGAAAATGTCGGCGCCGAGCCAGAGGGTGCGCCTATCGAAGCACAGGGATTTGGCTGGTCTAGCACTCACAAGTCAGGCAAAGGTGTTGACACAATTACGAGCGGCATCGAAGGTCCGTGGACTACTAATCCTATTCAGTGGGACATGGGTTACCTAGAATTACTCTACGGTTACGAGTGGGAATGTAAAAAGAGTCCAGCAGGCGCTTGGCAGTGGCATCCGATCGATTGCCGCGATGAAGATATGGTTCCGCAGGTTGACGGTAGCGATGAAAAGGTTCTGCCTATGATGACAACTGCTGACATGGCTCTTAAAGTAGATCCTGTGTATAGAGAAATCGGCGAGCGTTTCTTGAAGGATCCAGAAGCGTTTGGCGAGGCATTTGCTCGGGCATGGTTTAAACTGTTGCACAGAGACATGGGTCCAAAGACCAACTATGTTGCTGGTGATTATAAAGATGCCACTTACACTTGGCAGGATCCGGTGCCCGAAGGCAAAACCCTATCAGACTCAGAAGTCGAGCAGGTTAAAAAGCAAATTGCAGTTTCTGATTTGACTGTGCCAGAAATGGTAGAAGTTGCATGGGCTAGTGCAAGCGCGTACCGTGATTCAGACAAGCGCGGTGGTGCAAACGGTGGTCGTATTCGACTTGCTCCTCAGCGTTCTTGGGCAGTAAACAATCCGGCACTGTTGGAAAAGGTTCTTCCTGTATACGAAGACATTGCAAAAACTACTGGTGCAAGTGTTGCTGACGTAATCGTTATTGCAGGCGCATATGCGATTGAGCAGGCATCGAACGCTACGGTGAATACAACAACTGGTCGCGGTGATGCCACACAAGAAAACACTGATGTGGATAGCTTTGCATGGCTTGAGCCAAGAGCATGTGGTTTCCGCAACTACGTAGAAAAAGAGTTTGCGGTAAGCCCAGAAGAAATCATGCTCGATAAGGCACAGCTTCTTAACCTCACACCTGTTGAGTTGACTGTATTAGTCGGAGGCTTACGCAGTCTGCATGTTTCTAGAACAGGCGAAGGCATTTTTACAGAGAAGCCAGAACTGTCCAGCCAGTGGTTCAAAGAGCTGCTAACAATGGAGAACGAATGGCGTCAAACTGGTTACAATTCTTTTGACGGTGTTGATCGCGCTACTGGCGAGACAACTAAAACCGCTACTAGAATTGACTTGATTTTCGGCGGCAATTCAGAGCTTCGCGCATTGGCCGAGTTCTACGCACAGGATGATAACAATGACAAATTTGTCGCAGACTTTGTTGGTGCCTGGAACAAGGTAATGAATGCAGATCGTTTTGACTTGAAGTAATAATAATAAACCAAAAGGGCAGAGGTACTAAATACTTTATAAAATGAATAAAAGAGTATTTGTCCTCTCGCCCACATTTACGGCAGACTGGCACCTTTCTTTACGATTTCTTGTATTGATAGGTGCCGTTCTTTTTTCAATTTCCATTTATTTTTCGTATTTAGGTCTTTGGCTAATAATTCCTTTCGCTGGTCTTGAATTTGGCGCACTGTTGGTATCTCTATGGTTATCAGCAAATAAATCAAATGAAAAGAACGTATTAATAATAACAGACTACAGCGTTACCTTAGAAAAAGGAAGAAAAACAAGAAGTAGTTCTGTTACTTTTGAGAAAATTTGGTGCGAAATAATCCTTGAACACTTGCCTAGACGCTGGAAGCATACTCGTTTGTTTTTAAGATGTAAAGACGATAAAGTTGAATTTGCAGAATTTTTAGACGCAGACGAACAAAGTGAACTTAGCAAAAAATTAAAAAATATTATAGGACCAGTAGGAGTTTAGCATGAGTAGATTTATGAATTGGATCGACGAGCGATTCCCGGCAACAAAATTATGGAACGAGCATGTAGCAGAGTATTATGCTCCGAAAAACTTCAACTTTTGGTATTATTTTGGTGCTCTGTCTCTGTTTGTGCTTGTTAATCAACTTTTAACTGGCATTTGGCTTACAATGAACTATGTGCCTTCTGCGGAAGGTGCGTTTGCATCAGTTGAATACATCATGCGAGATGTTGAGTGGGGTTGGCTAATACGTTATATGCAC